TGACCTTTTACAATCCAATACAAACGATTTGCTTCTTTAAGTTGGAAGTATGTCATACTGTATTTACAGTAGACTTATATTATAGCGTTAACATTAGCCAATTAAGAAACTGTAGCCAACGCCGCCAGCAACTTGTAGAGATAACTCTTGTTCTAGTTTCTCCATATCTGCTTGAGCTTCAGCTTTTAGTGTGTCACCGTTAAGACTTGTGCCGCCTTGTGGTCCAGCAACAGTAGCAAATTTACTACGAGCTTCTCCTAGCATGTATTTGCAACCTGCTAGTGTGTAATCTTTAATCCATTGCTTTGCTAGATAATCTTCAAATAATTGATTATCAGGTCTATAGTTGTAAGCATAGATTAAAACTTCTTCGTCAGCTCTAGGTTGTTGTAATACTGTAAGTTTCTTTGTAGTTGTGTTCCATTTAAATTCTATAAATGACCCAAACATACGCCCTACTAGTTCTTGATATCCTGCAAACATATCATAAGTTGCTAATCCTCCCATTTGAGTTGATCCACTTAAAAGATATGTGTTAGTAAATGCTAAGTTAAAAGGTTCAAATAGAGAGCCGCCTCCGCCGTTGCCTGTTCTAGATCCAATACTTCTACGGAATAGTTTTCTTACTTCGATAACTTCGCTAGGTAATATGTACTCATTTTGATCTTCAATTAGTGTCAAAAACAAGTAAGATTCTTCTACAGCGTGATCTGTTCTCTGCCTATACTTTGTTAATGCTTTTGTTAGAGCAGATTCGTAGTGTATAGGATCTAATTCTACATCAACCATGCCGCCACCTAAAAAGGCGTTAACATAGTCAAATATTTCCTGTTTTTGTGTTGCTAAACTAGTTGCCATATTATCTTGTTCTCCAATAGTATTTATCGTATCGATAAATATGTATATGCCAAGACTATCATTATATAAACCAGAAAAGGGAAATGACTACAAATTTATGGATCAAAGGATCTATGAAATGTTTACAGTCGGCGGTACTGATGTTAATATACACAAGTATGTCGGAACAGACGACGGTGAAGTAGTCAAAGATAATACCCAAATACAAGATTTACTGTTCTTAGAAAACAGAGACAGAAAGTATGATCCAGATATCTATACTATACGGGGTATATACAACGTTCAAGACATTGATTTCGATCTAAGCCAATTTGGTTTATTCTTATCTAATGATACATTGTTTATGACCATACATATTACTTCTAGTGTAAAAACGCTAGGAAGGAAGATTATGAGCGGTGATGTTATAGAACTCCCGCATTTAAAAGATGAGTATGCTGAAAACGATTTTGCAACTAGTCTTAAAAGATATTATGTTGTTGAAGATGTAAACAGAGCGGCAGAAGGATTTTCACCTACTTGGTATCCTCACTTATATAGAGTTAAATTAAAACAGATTGTTGATTCACAAGAGTTTAACGATATTTTAGAAGTACCGGAAGATGAAGATATCTTTATGGGTGATTACAGTTCAACTGTTACTTATGAGATAGGACAAGTTGTAAAATATAAAGGAAAACTTTATCAAGCAACAGCTCAAACATCAGGAAATACACCTACAGATGTTTTTAACTGGTCTGAATATACAGAAAACACTTTGAGAGATTTACTAAGCACTTATGATAAAGAAAAGGCAATTAATGATGCTGTTTTAAGCGAAGCAGAAGCTGACGCAGAAAAATCAGGATATGATACTAGCCATTATTATACTATTACTACAGACGATACTGGTAGAACAAGTGTAACTACTTTAGACGACCCAGGCGCAGGTAAACCTAGTAGAAGTGGGTATGCAGGTTATCTAGTAGAAGACGGTCAACCACCTAATGGAGCAGCATTCGGAAGTGGAACAAGTTTTCCTGCTATAAACGAAACAGGTGATTACTTTTTACGTACAGATTTTTTACCTAATAGATTGTTTAAATTTGATGGTACTAGGTGGTTAAAGGTACAGGATAATATTAGAATGACAATGACTAATACTAACGATAGAAAAACTCAAATCGGAACATTTATTAATAATACCAATACAAATGAAATTGGTGGAGAAACAATTACAGAAAGACAAGCACTTTCTAAAGCACTTAGACCAAAACCGGATAATACGTAATGCAATTTTTTTATGATGCACAGATAAGAAGGTATGTAACTCAACTAGTAAGAATGTTGAGTAATTTCAATGTGCAAGATGCACACGGAAATGAAAAGCAAGTTCCAGTTATGTACGGAGATATGACTAGACAAGTTGCTAATATAATACGAGACAACAGCGAAAACAAGATTCCAACAGCACCAAGAATGTCTGTTTACATTACTGGTCTTGAAATGGACAGAGATCGCACAGCCGATTCTAGTTTAATAAGTAAGCGTCACATACGTGAACGCACTTTTGACGAAGCAACTGGACAATATCTTAGTACACAAGGTAAAAACTACACTGTAGAACGACATATGCCTGCTCCATATACATTAAAAGTAAGTGCTGATCTTTGGGCTACAAACACAGAACAAAAATTACAAATATTAGAGCAAATATTAGTTTTGTTTAATCCTAGTTTTGAAATACAAACTACAGATAACTATCTAGATTGGACTAGTTTAACTGTAGTAAACATAGAAGGTATAACTTTTTCATCACGTTCTATACCTATAGGAGTTGATAGTGAAATTGATGTTGCTAGTATACAATTTAGTACCCCAATATACTTAACACCGCCTGCAAAGGTAAAACGCTTAGGAGTAACTACAAGTATTATATCTAACATATTCAATGAACAAACAGGGGATATTAACTTAGGTGCTACAATAGCAGGACAAATTGATGGTACTGAACCTGTATTTGTTACAAGAGTTAATACAGGTCCAATAGACACCGAAGATGACGGAAGCACATACAATGTTGATGACGGTGCATTTCCAAATCAAGGTGACGGAAATATGGACTTTAATACAAAGAGATTGTTTGATAAAACAAGTATTAGTAGTACCTATCAAAATTATGGTTTAAGTGTAGTTGATGATGTAGCACAATTAGTGTGGCGTAATAAGATAGGCGAAGTAAATTGGAGAGAACTAGTTGAAGCCTACCCTGGCACATATAAAGCAGATGTAAGCAGAATACTACTTATGGTAGATAGTAATGGAAATTATATTACAGGAACATTTACTATTAATCCTATGGACGAAACAAAAATTGTAATTAATTTCGACAGCGATTCATTACCAGATGATACTATTATTGAAGGTCCTGCTAGAAATCCAAATAGTTATACAAGTGTAGATTACATTATTGATCCTTTAAGATTTAATCCTACTGATGTAAAGGGAGCAGGTATTAGGTTACTCATACTTGGAGATATAGGAAATTCAGAAAATGTAGATGGACCAGATGCTTGGAAAAATACTGACGGTTCAGATTTTACAGCAAATGAAAACGATATTGTTGAATGGGACGGCTCTAAATGGCATGTAGTGTTTGATGCTTCTGGTGCAAACGATGGAAGCACTGATTCACCTGCAACATACATAAGCAATCTAAATACCGGCACACAATATAAATGGAACGGCGAGTTTTGGATTAAGAGCTATGAAGGTGAATACTCAGGAGGGACCTGGAACATACTACTAGATGCATAACTACTAGTATGAGCGATATTGTTTGTAGTGGAGCATTATTCTACTCCCTAAATACAAAAAGATTTTTATTCCTACATAGGACTGGTCCTAAGTCTAATATCTCTTGGGGATTAGTTGGCGGAACAAATGAAAATAAAGAGACTCCTTGGGAAGGATTAAAAAGAGAAATTTACGAAGAAATTGGTAATGTAGATTTCAAGAAAGTAATTCCTTTAGAAAGTTTTGTAAGTAACGATAATAGGTTTTCATTTCATACCTATCTAATAGTTATAAATGAAGAATTCATCCCCCAATTAAATAAAGAGCATGATGGATATGCTTGGGTATCAATTGGACAATGGCCTAAGCCACTACACCACGGGTTAAGAAATACACTACAGAACAAAACAATACAAGGAAAATTATCAACAATAACAGAAGTACTAAAGGTAATGGAAGACAATGAGTAGTGACGTATCAAAACAATCATGGGGACATGAACTTACAATAGCAAGAACAAATGATTATTGTACAAAAATATTAGCATTTGAAAAAGTAGGAAGTATTACAGACTTTTTCTTTAACGTAAAAAAAGAAAAAACTTGGTTTGTAAATACAGGCAATTTTAAATTGCGTTGGATTGATACTGATACAGGAAAACTTTTTGAAACAGTTATAGGCGAAGGGCAAATTCATCATGTTCCTCCCCTAATGCCGTGTTGTCTTGAATCTATAAAAGACGATTCGTCGATTACAGAATCAAGCAATGGTGAGTTTGAAAAAGATAAGTTTATAGTGCTTCCTGGTAAAAACGTAGGGTGAAACATGTTTCCACGATTAACAAAGTCAGAAAAATGGACTAATGATTTAAAGCGTTATAAGAATGCTACACTTATAATAGAAGATGAAAAAGTTAAACTCAAACTAGTCAATTATATAAAAACGTTTGAGGAACTATCTAATGAAATAGATGTAGGACATCAATCAAGTAGCGGAGGCATTATTAGTCCGCGTCAATTAATAGACACAAAACACAATTTGTTCAAAGTTAAAGAAAAAATTGAAGTAATGTTAAAACAATTAGATAACTGATATACGTTTAATTGTTATAGCACCTACCATTGCAGGGTGCAATGTACACTGATATCTATAGTTTCCTGAAATAGTTTCAGGAACTTCCCAATACAATGTTCCGCCATCTTTACCTTGAGCGTTTGCTCCAGTCGACACATTGCCAATAATATCTACATGAATTAATCCTGTATTATATGCTGTTCCTGTACCGTCTTGAATTTCAAAAGGATGTCCTGCAATTTGATCTAAGTCAAAAGCAATAGTCATACCACCTATTGCATATAGTGTAGGATTGTTTCCTGTATAACCGTGACTGTCGCACAGATACGCAGAGTTGCCTGCATTGTTTAGGCGTAACATAGCAAATGCTGGCATATAACTTTTATCTATAGTTCTACCAGTTCGCACAACTTCTTCTAGATCGTCATATTTACTAACACCTAATGCCGCTGGCATATCGATACGCACACTGTCGCCTGTAACTGTTGTGCTTATGTTAGTACCACCAGTAAATGTGAATGTATCTGTTGTTGTGTTAGCAGAAACACTACCTGCATCACCGTTAAATGTTAACCATAAATTTTGATCTGGATCACCACCACCACCACTTACTGTGTCAGGTCCCCATGTACTTCCGTCCCAAACAAGTGCTTGTCCTGTTGACGGTGCAGCACTACTGACATTGTTTAAATCTCCTATGTTAGAACTTGTCGATAAAGCATCCGTTATGCCGTATCCAGCTATTGTTGTAGGAGTTCCGGATAATGAACTAAATGCTCCATCAAAAGCGTCTGTGATCCCATATCCTGCTATAGTAGTTGGCTTGCCAGACAATGAACTAAATGCTCCATCAAAGGCGTCTGTGATTCCATATCCTGCTATTGTAGTTGGAGTATTTGTTAATGAACTAAACTGTTTATCAAATAATAAACTAGTTGTATCAGTTAAGTCGCTTACATCGGAAGGAATAGTAGGAGTATTAATAAAGTTGTTATAATTTAAAAAGTATACACCTTCAAATCCGTCAAGTGTATCTGCGTTTGCACCTACACTAACATCTACTGTAAAGTTTGAATTGTAAACCATAAACACTGGAACATTAGCACCAACAGAACCAGGTGTTAATTCTGTTCCTGTTGTATCGTCATAGAAATTAGCTCTAAATCCGTTTACAGTTTTGTTTGCAATCTCAACAGATATATTTGCATCGCCTGCAATTTCTAAATCAGTGACAACTACATAATTAGTATTACTTTGTGCTGTATCAAATGTAAAGTCTATGTAACTGTCTGTGTTTGCATTGTATACGTGTGCCGCACTTTGCATTTCAACAAACTGTGTTGGTGTAGTTAAGTTTCCTGCATCTATTCTAGCAAACGCAAATGGTGCAACTACTGATGTAACATCATTGCCACCGCCACCTGCGGTTAAGTCTGCACCAGGTGACCACTTAGCACCATCCCATTTTAAAACATTACCTGCAGACGGAAGATTGCTACTTGTATCGACATCTGTTAAATCGTCAATGCCTAAATTAGCTGCGCCAGCACCTGTAATAGTAAGTGTATTACCGCTAATAGCCGTACTTACTGTGCCTGCTCCTGCAACTGTTAAACTGTCAGTAGGACTAGATGCTGTTATAGTTCCTGCATCTGCATTAAATGTTTGGAATAGATTTTGATCCGGGGTTGCTACTGATCCTGTAAAATTAATTGTAACTTGGTCTCCTGATATTGCTGTTGTAATATCAGTACCGCCAACTATAGCAAAAGAATCATCTTCTGCATCTGCTGTAGTTGTACCGCTGTCTGCTGTGAAGGTCTTAAAGACATCAGGTGCTTCTGCTGATATACCTGCGCCTGCAACTACATTCCAAGATGTACCATCCCATTGCCAAGTTGTTGTGCCATCTGTAAATGTATCGTCTATACTAGGACTGTTAGGAAAATTTAATGCCATTAGTTACCTCCACTAATATTTATCGTTCCTGATATAGCCCACGGATTTGCTTGACCATGTCTACTATACAGCATTCTATTAGGACCGCCTAATAGTGTTAACGTATAATTATCGTAATCTGTATCAGAACCTGTTGTTGAAATAACACTCTTACAATCTGCAAAAACTTTATCTTGTAATTGTGCAGGAGTAAGATCAGGCTGTACTTGTAAATGTAATGCACAAACACCAGCAACTTGCGGTGATGCCATAGATGTGCCTCCTATACTCATAATTTTGTATATGCTGTTAGCTGGATAATCTAAAAGTGTATATCCAGAATCTGCAATTCTACTTGATGTACTCATTATGTTATCACCCGGTGCATAAATGTTTATTGCAGGGCCTCTTGTAGAACTATCTGCAATTTTGTCTACAGTACCGTCTACCTCTGCATCAATATTTCCGACCATAAATGCTTCACTACTAAAAGGTGAACTACCTTGATGATATTCATATGCAAACCCACCAAAAGTTACAGTGTTATCAAAGTCTGCGCCACCGGGCACATCGGCTTTATAACGATTGTTTCCAGCCGCAATACATATGTGTATTCCGGCATCAATCATATCTTCAATTTCTGCATCAACTGAGGCTACTCTAACTGGTAATCGCATTTGACCGAAAAATTCTCTACTTACACCTGTTGCCGCCCACAGTTCGCCTCTAGTTGTATAGTCAACTCCGTATGTCCAAGGAGTTCCTCTATATACACCGTTTGTAGGATCAGAAGATTGTGTTGATCCATACCCCCAACTCATATTTACAACAGTTGGACTACCGTTTGTTTTTGCACTATGCCATAAACGTATAGCATCAAATGCTTGAGAGATCGGAATGCCTGTGCCATCACTTCCTGATAATGTTTCTAGCCCTTGTAACTTTTGGCTGAATATTCTAGCTCCCTTAGCCCAACCATATGTTTTGCCTGCTGCTATGCCTGCACAATGAGTGCCGTGTCCGTCGGCATCTCTATAATGGTCTGCTGATTGCGTACCTATTAGTCCAGATTCTGTATACCAGTCAATTTGCTGTAATCTACTGTTGCCAGATGCATCTTGCCATTCTGGATGTTCAGGATCAATACCGCTATCTTGAATAACAATATCTACACCAGTGCCATCTAGTGCATAAAGATAGTCGCCTGCTATTGTAGTATTAGTTCCATATACGTTAGTTTCTTCTATACAACGTCTTAACCCCCAATTTACAAACGTTGGTGTTGTTAATGCAGCACCCGAAATACTTCTATAAAATACTCCTGTTTGTGTTGCATTACGAATTAGCTCTATATCGTCTCTTTGATCTGGTGGAATTTCTACCGATAACACTCTTGGATCTTGTCTTAGATCTTGTGCTTCTTCGTCAGTTAGCATCCAATGTGTCATACGCTTGGAACCTACTCTAGGATCAGCAATGTCTACACTTCTGCTAGGAATAGGACCTTCTCCTGTACTTGCAGATAGTTCTGCATCAAATGCTTCTAAGTCTATTCCTCTATGTACTACTACAATATATTCTTTTTCCATTGTTATGCCTTAAATATGTAAACAGCCCCACTACCTTGGTTTTCAGCTGGAACACCTACTACCATGTAATCGTTGTTTGCTCTAATTGTATATCCAAATCTATCGTTTGTACTTGTATCGTATTTATTTGGATTTACTACAGTATTTTGATAACTCCAATCTGTTGTACTAAAAATATGTATCACACCACTTGCTGTACCATTGTCGTCATCTTCTTCTAGTGCTCCTACAGCAAGATAATTGTCAGTTAATGCTATTGATTCACCAAATCTATCATCTGTATTTGTATTATAGGTATTTGGATTGTTAATAGTTTGTATTAGACTACCATTAGTAGGATTGTAAATATATACACGACCGCTATTTGTGCCGTCACTGTCTTCTCCTGGACAGCCTACCGCTGCATAACTTTCATTTAAATCAACAGCATATCCAAATCTATCGTCTAAGTCTAATGCATCCTCTTTTGGATTGTATATAGATTGGTCAGTAGCACCCGTGCTATTGTTAAATAGGAAAAATGCACCACTGTCTCCTTGGCCCAATGCACCAGGTTCGTTTTCTCGCCAGTTACCTACCATTGTCCATGTATCAGTAATTGCGAGTGTATTAATTAATTGACCTATTTGATCTCCAGGATATTCATCTTCTGCATCTAAATTAGGATTCTCAATAGAATGATCTAAGTTATAATTATTATTTAAATCAAAAATGTAAATCCAACCAGTGTCATCTCCAATGCCTACAGCATTTTCTCTGTATGCACTTATAGAAGCATAGTTTTCTGTTAGAGCTACGTTTTGACCAAATGCATCACCATTGGGGTTAACTTCTGTTGTATTAGGATTGGGGTCATCGAATGTATGAACTAAATTGCCATTTGTTACATCAAACAAATATGCTTTACCGTTGTTATCTGTTGTATCGTTTTCATTAGGTGCGCCTACAAGTACATAGCCCGTATTTAAGGCAACACTAGTTCCAAAACTGTCGCCGTCGCCTGCATTTATTGGTGCTACAGGATTAGGATCGTCTATAGTTCTTAAATAGTTTCCAGTGCTTGAATACAAATAAACTTTACCTTGGGAGGGGACTCCGTTTGCATCCTGTTCCCCTGGTGCGCCTACGGCAATAAAATTACCATGTATTGCAACAGATGTTCCAAAAGCATCTGATTGTGCAATTCCTTCCGGATTTGGATTTTCTAAATATCTTAATAATTTGAAGGGTGTTACTTTAGGTTGAAAATATTGTAAAGAACTTACTGAGCTATATCTTGGCATAGTTTTTATCCATAATTTACATAACTGCCTAAAACGTTCCAAGAACCTCCTGAGCGTATCATGGATAAAGTTATTACATCTGTTTTGTTTGCATTTCCTGTTGGAGCAACATTATCTATCCATTTCACTGTTTGAGTTACACCGTCAATCTGCACTACGTTAGGCACATATGGTGTTGTACCTTGTGTAATTATAAATGCTATATTTGTTGCTCTGTTTTCTGTTGCAGGTACATTTGTAATATTTGCTGTCCAATTAGCTGCTGGAGATAAAATATTAAAAATAGGACCGCCTGAATAGTTATGGTTAACTGTACCCGTAACTCCAGTTTCGTTTGTAATTACTTCATTAGTTTTAAGTACATTTTCTAGTCTTATACCGTCTGGAGCAATAAAATCTATAGTACTTGCACTTGTAAATGTAGGATTACCAATTCCTGTATTTTGTATATTTGCTGCATTTATACTGTCAACAGTTAATACACCGGTTGCTGTTATATCATCAAATGTTACATCATCTGTAGTATTAAGATTTTGATCGTATGTAGAGCCACCACCGCCGCCGGAGCTGTTTATTGTAATAGTATTTGTTGTATTATCTACGTCTAGTGTAACATTTGCTCCAGGAGCAAAATTTAAAGTATCGCTATTTCCTGACGCAATAATACTATCAGGATCACCACTTACTGTCACATTTTTAAATGTGTTAACAGAAGGTAAAGGTGTAGTAGGCTGAACCCATTGACTACTGTCATCATCTGTTATGTAAATGTAAATTTTACCAGTTGAACTATCAAACCATATATTACCTGCTTCTGGAGATGTAGGTGGTGTATCACTAACATCAACACTAGCACCACCGCTTGCACCACCTGTTCCTGGTTCTGCAACAGTAATAGAATTTCCCATGCCGGTATGATTTTTACACCAGTAATAAAGTGTAGTAGGCGTATCGTTTGTAACTGTAATCTGTACTTGACGTGTTATAGCTTCGTTGAATTTATCGTAGTATACAGCTCGTGTTACAGGATCATCATTTATATAATATCTAACATTGTCTTCATATGCTGTTCCGCCTACATCTAATTCGCCGTTTAGTGTTGTTGAAAATGCAAGTTGATGTTCGTTTAGGGTACCGCCTGTTGGATTTGGATAATAGACATTAGTAGGATCTGTTTGATCAAATACATATGTATAACCTATAACAAATGTTAGTTCAGGTTTGTATTCACCATTAAGGATATACTTATTACCTTCACCTTGGTTTTCAACGACAACATTATACTGTACAGTTGCAACCTTAGCATTAGAAATATTTCGTTGTAAATTATCTTCAGTAACAACAGTATAGCCGCCAGCTAATTTTCCGCTGTATACACGTAAGGTATTTGCTTGTTTATCAAAGAATACTTCACCGCTAGAACCGACATTACGATCTAAGAAATCGTCAGGTCTTGGTATAATGCGTATTCTATCTACTACTGGTGCTGAATTTGATGCCATATTAAAATCCTATCTACAGTAGTATTTATCTGTAGTTTAGTATATGACTCGCTTGTAATGCTTCCAAGTATCTAAAAAGTAATTGAATGCTTCTTCGTCATTCATTGTAACAAACTGTTTACAATGGCTTATTTTTATTCTAAAGCCGGCCATACGTCTATGTTGCACAGAGTAATTTAACCAATGTGCATGCGCATCATTCATAAATTTAGTGTCTTTGTTTGCGTACAAACTTATTTCAACCTTGTGAAAACTACTCATGCCATTTTACTTCCTTTAATGGTTTGTAGTCTACAATAAATCTATTATCTAATATAGTAGATCGTAGCCTTAAGTTTTTAATATCTTTATCAGTTACATCTCTTATTTCTGCATCAATCTTGTCTTTCTTTACAAGCATATATTGAGCAAGAGGAGTACCCGCAGGTATCTTAGTAACATTATTTAGTTCGTGCCAGTATAGCTGAACATTTAAAAAGTTTGGTCCTTCGTCCCCGTCGATCAGTCCAGTAGCAGCTGTAAAACTATGATTATCTGGATAGGGAATAGGCATACTCATTAAATAATAACCTTTAGGAATATAAACTATCCAAGGTGATTGTACCTTAATAACAGTATCTAGTGTATTTCTTTTATCTACTTGTCCAAATATTGACTCTGCATGATGTGACAAATAATCCCATTTCCAAATATGATCTGCATCTACAGTTTGCTGAGATACTGGTGTTGCCCATTGAAAAGATTTACCATCACCATCTGTTTTTATTGTAAAGTCACACCAGCTGCGTAAAATCCAACCTTCACGCATAATTTTGTGTATGCCAGGGCACCTAGCAATGTGTGTTAGTTTTGTAGGTAGTTGTTCATGTTTTTCTTTAAGTTTTTTCCAATCTTCCATAGCAGGCTTGATCCAATCAAACTTCATTTTACTAGCAGGAATAATAGGCATAATTTGATTTACTTCTGGTAATAGAGCAACAAATTCTACTTTTGGTTTTTTCTTAAAAAAACTAAACACGAATGTTCTCCTTATACTTCTTATCTAATTGATTAAGTAGTGAATTTGTAACAGTCCAAGAGACAATATCATCAACATGAATTAATTTAATATTACCATCTGGTTTGGTATAAAAAGTAACGTGATGAATTTCTTCAACATCTTCTCCTAAAACGTTTTCAACGGTAGTAGGCACTTCTGGTAACGGTTCGGCGCCAGCACAATTTTTAGATGCTATAACTTGCTGAATACCGTTAGCACCATCTTTATATAATAACACCATATCTTTTGCAGATAGAACTATGTTAAACCATCCTACATGCTTTATTCTATCTTTTTGAACTTTGCGAGCTGTATATTGATCTTTAGCAACTCTTAGTGTTTGAGTATATGTTACAAATTCTTCTGTATTTGATTCTTGCAACGGCATTATTTTTCTCCTTGAAAATGCTTTCTATACATTTCTTTAATTAATGATTTATTATGTTTAAAAGAATGTGTTCCCCAGAATAGTCTTTTTCTAAAAAATCTAAAATCATTCTCATTCATTTCTCTAATTATATAGTCATATCTTTTTTCAGTTAATGGAATAATATGAGCAATAGGAGTACCTGCTGTTAATTTGCGTTCTCCGTTTGGTATATTCCAGTAACCTTGTATATTTAATTCTGTGTTTATAGCAGGATCTAACACACCTATACTAGATTCAAACTCATAACTATCACTATATGCAATAGGTGTTATTAAAAATTTTACACCCTTAGGTGCAATAACATTCCAAGGCGTATTAAATTTTACAATAGCTT